TTCCAGCTGAAACGCTGTACTGACCAGCAAAGACCGGGGAGGCTACTGCGGTCATGACTGTGCCGTTCGCGTAGGTGACCCCAAGGTCCGATCCCCATGGTCCGTAAGCACCATTCACACTTACTGTGTAAGGCGATCCAGCAGGAACAGTTTGAGGTTCAGCCAATACTTGGTATCCAGCATTGTATGTCACACTGACGTTCTGCACGCCTTTGTGAAAGAAGTACCCACTTCCCCACCCAGTGACATTGTAACTTCCGCTTCGAATCCACAGACGCTGCATATTGCCTGGAGGGTCAAGGTCTGGAGCCTCCAGCACCCATCCTGCCACGTTCCAGGCAGTAGACTGAGGAATAGTGACTCCGTTTACTACCACACTTGACACAACATTGACTGGCCAGTTCCTGAGCTGCATCCAATCACGACCATTACCATTGTAGACATCAGTCTGTGTACGGGGCAGAAAGAACAAACGACCTGTATAGTTGTAGACAGCCAGACTGATCTGCGTGATGAGACGACCCAAGAGAACATCTCTCTCAGCATTCGTTCCCGTCAGTTTGAGCCAGTTCTGGGCGTCTGACAGCTGCACAAGATCGTTGGCGGGCATGTTAGGTCACCGGATTGGCTAAAGCAGATTGTTCCTCAGTGGTAACTTGAGTCTTTTTCCCTCGAACAACTTTCTTCGGGTCTGTTACTCCATCAGCATCGGCTTTCGTAGTCTCCGATGTCGTATTCGCAACGACTGAAGGGAAAGCCTCGTACATTCTGCGGAACTTGTCCCAGAATGTTCGCTGAGACTCTGACTCCATAGCCGCAAACTGTGTCAACACGTCATCGCTCAAATTCTCAACAGCAGAACGAACTTGAGCCATCGCGTTTGTGACTAGAGACGAACGACTCATCTCAGAGACCGGCATTGGAGTCTCATACATGAATCCATGGGACAACAGTATGCTGCCGAGTGTATCACTGACAGTCACAACCCCATCCGCAACTGATACCTCAACTCCCCCGATACTGGCACCAGTCAAACCAGCAGGAGCAATCATTCTCACATTAGCCATGTCGATACTATCCTCTCCTCAGAACTTGTACTGCGGGCTGGACGCATCACCATACCAGCCCGCAGGTCGCGACGAGGCCGAGGAGGTAAACCTCGGCGCGACGCTTGTTCGACGACAGCCTTAGCCGTTGCCGATATTCGTGATGACACCGAGGCTCGGCGGGAAATAGTGCTGAAGCACTTCGTCAGCATACACACCATACTCATACTTGCGGCTACGAAGCGGCCACTCGAGCTGGTAGTAATCCTGCCGACAACGCACCTGCCGGACATTACCAACGTTCGACACGGGATACGGGAGCATCTTCGTGTCAAAAAGGATGGTTCCAGCCGGCATATTCGGATGCGTTCGGATATCCAACGTCGTGGCGCCATTCATTCCAAAGCGGTTCAAGTAAGTCCGAACCGCAACGCCACCACCGAGCGCATCTTGCGAGGCATTGAAGACGAACCGCTGCGCCGAGTTGGCATTTCCAGCGATGATCTTCCTCGAGATATTCTTCGCCTCTTGTGAGTTGACCCAGAGAGTCTGCGGCGAAAGACGCAGATTGTCCCAGAACCACTGAAGAGCCGTATCGATCTCGAGAATACCACCAGCGCCGTCAGCAGTGAGCGGAGTTCCCGTACCAGCAGTTCCCGTCGGTTGCGCAACATAGTAGCTGCCCAGACCTTTCGAGGCGATCGTCAACAAGCCATCGAACACAAGGCTGTTGTACGAAGAGTCGACACCACCAGGCAAAGAACTCGCCAATTGAGTCCCAGTAGCAGCCGCCGTGATGACGATAGAGTTAATGGTGGTGATGGCGCCAAGCGTCTCCGACCCTGCCAGACCCCAGAACCAGGCATAGGCATAAGCTCCTTTGACCGCAGTCACAGAAGCAGAGACCGAACCAGTGGCGCCGGTCACAGCGACAGTGGCATTCGACGACTTGGTCGCAGTTCCACCACCGAACGTATCTGACGACTGGTCAGGGTTCGTGCGGGTGATCTGTGCTTGGATACCACCAGAAACAGACCCGTTGATGAGACCATCCAAAGACATCGCGACGCAAACAACTGACAAAGTCTCAGTCGGCAGCGTACCACCAGTCGAAGAGGCAGTCAGAGTGGGCGTCGGAGTGGTACCAAGAGCCAGAGAAGTCGAACCACCGAGAATGATGGCTTCTTCTCCGATCATCGTCGCCTGCAAAAGACGAAGAGCAGCCTGCGAGCGAAGATCATCGAAACCCTGAGCAGCATACTCAGCTTCGAAGTCAACGTTGTCTTCCAAACCGATACCACGGTATGCCGCCGTGTAGTCCTGAGTGGAGATGGCCATCACGCCGCCACGATTACCACCAGAGACACCAAGACGCATACCTGTCGTGTTGATACCAGTGATAGCACGCCAGTTCGCCTGGATACCACCCTTCCCGGTCACACGAGGGATTTCGTTCCGGAGAGGAGTCAGAACAGGGACAAGGAATTTGGCGCCGAGTTCGAGGTCATAGTAATTGAGACCACTCGTTGCCGAATTGGGCTGAGAGAAGGTGCTCTTGTTGAGCCCCATCCTCTCCAGGGCCGGATTGATGATCGGGGAGGCGTACGACTCCTTGATCTTGCCTAGGATGTCTGCGATGGAGTTACTCATGGTGCTCAGTCTCTCATGTCCCTTGGTTGAAATTTGAACTGTACCCAGTTCGACTCAGTACCTCATCCCGGCCATGGGCTGAGGATTCTGCAGAGACATCCGAACCAGGAGTTCTGCTTTTTCAGCCGGAGACAATCCGGCGACTCGCTTCGTGAGATCATCGATACTCTGATCTCCCTGAGAAAATACGACATCTTCTCCTTTCGCGATAACGTGAAGTCGCGGAGGCGGAAGAGCAGTCTTGCGAAGTTTCTGAATCTCTTCAGACTGCTTCGCAATCTCTTCTGATTGTTTCTTCATCTTCTCCAGAATATCGGCAATTCTGGGTTCCATTTTGTTGAGAGTCTCTGTCAGAGTGTCTCGTTCAGAGGTCAGTTTCTCCAGATCACCTGCAGGAACAGACTTGTCGGCGCCGCACTTGCAGCCCATATCGGCGCAGTGATCGTGGATGGCTTGGACTTTGTCCATGCTCATCTTCGAACTGGCTTTCGAGAGTTTGCCAAGAATCTCCAGGAACTGATCAGCGAGCTTGTCCGCGTCATCGGGGAGGGAAGCTTCTGCGAGTTTCCCCGCATCTTCAATCATTTTCATGAGTCGATCTGCCGTAGACACTTTTTCAGCTCCACCACCATCGGAGTTTCCACCACCCGAAGAGTCATCGCTTTTGCCTACACCCCAACTCGGAGGCAGACAATCCTCACTGCCGATTGCACGGGCACGAGCGATGATATGCTCTTTATCTGATTCAGAGCCACCACTTCGATTATAGTCAGCGACGGCATTCTTGACGTCTTCGCTGTCTTTGATGGGATAAGAGCCGTCAGATTTGGCCTGACCAGCTTCTGACATCTTGCTTTTCTCTTCATCACTATACTTGCTCTTGATCAACTCGCTCTCTGACACTGTCTCCGCTCCTATGATCTTTGCCAGATCTTCGATGTCTGACATCTCAACACCAATCTTCTGGAGATCCAGAAGCGCATCTGCAATTTTTCTTGCACGCGGTACAACTTCTCTAGCACCACCCTGAATATCGTCGTAGTCATGTGAGTGTGTGTATTTCCCACCACCTGTGTATTTCCCAGATACACCAGGTACACCAGATGCTAGATCGCGTGCCGCAGATTCTGCTTGTGCTTTCTTCCAAGTGTCGTAACCGGCAGCCACAGCCTTGGAACCTAAACTGAGTCCGAACTTCACAGCACGTGCCGTACCCAGTGCAGCAGATGCTGCATTCCCAGTTGCAGCAGCATCGTGCCATACCTGATGAGTGTCAGTTTTTGTATTCTCCACTGCACCTTGGAGAGCACCACCAACAACACCTGAACCAACGGTGAGCGCAGCTTCTACACCAGCCCCAGCAGTTCCTCCAGATATAAGACCAAGCCCAGCGTTGAGAGCTGCAGGTCCTATTGTTGCCGATGCTCCTGCTAGAGCACCTATAGCGGCATTTCGTGATCGAATCGCAATATTCTGCCCTATGTCAGCAGCTGTTCCGGCGACTTTGGCACCAGCTTCTCCAACAGCACTGACAACACCACCACTGGCGGTTCTTGCAGCATCAACTACTGAATGAACAGCACCACCACTGGCGGTTCTTGCAGCATCGACTACTGAATGAACAGCTCCACCTATAGTTTTCGCGGCGTCTGCTAACTCCCCGCCCACTGAACGAGCGGCTTCAGCAACG